TGGCTTCTCTATCCAAACACAGTCTATTGCTGAAGGTCAAGTTCCTATGCAGGCAGTAGCTTCCTCCTTCTTCAATATCCGTCTTGCTGCTGCACGCAGAGCAGTATCTGACCGGGCTCTTTACGATCCAACACTCATTAGTGTAGATGACATCAACAGTCCTGTTCCAGCTCCCAAGATTCCTGTACGGCTATCAGGACTTAATGAGAAAACTCTAGAACATGCTTATCGTCAGATTCCTTTTAATGACTCGGGTACACAGGGTGTCATGCAGGATCTTCGTTTTCTGATGGAATTCTCCGATTTGCTTAGCGGACAGAATCGTCCTCTTCGTGGACAATTCCAAAAGGGTAACAAATCTGTTCAAGAATGGACAGATACTATGGGAAATGCTGATAATCGTATGCGTTTGCCTGCTCTCTGTACTGAAATACAGATCATGATGCCTCTCAAAGAAAATATCAAGTTGAATATTTTCCAGCATCAGCCTGCGGGTATCTATCAAGCATCTCGTACTGGAATTACCTATGATATAAATGCTGCGCAGTTACAGGCGCTTCGTCAAAAAGTATTCTCTTTCCGTCTTGCTGATGGATATACACCAAAATCGAAGCTTGCTTCTACCGAATTTATTAACGGACTAATCCAAGCAGTTACGCAGAGCGAAATACTAGCTGCATCTTGGGGACAAGCTCTCCCTTCTATGTTTGCTCACCTTGCTCAATTAGGTGGAGTTCGTGACCTACAGCAGTATATACCAGAACAAAGACAAGGAGCTGCCGGTGGACTCCCCGGACAAGCAGGAACCGGAGCTGCTGGCGGAGCTTGATAAGCTCATACCAGCATTTTCGGAGGAAGAAGCAAATACTCTGCGTCAGTTTCTCTCTTCTTACATTGTGCGTCGCTACTTTGCGGCACAATTCAATTATGCAGTCAATGATTTCATGCAAAACGAGTCAGAAACTCCTGAACAAGAACAGAAACTACTTGCTCGATATAAGAAGTTGAAGGGTGTGCAGTATGTTTTCACCTTTCTTCTCAATAACTTCAGACCGGAGGCGAAGCCTTGAAACAGTTTCGCAGGAAACCTCTCTACTATCAGAGAGGCCATGCTGATTTCAGCTCATTGATGTCTATTTTCTCTAAGAAAGCTAAGCAACCAGCACAGTCGGCTGATCCTACTCTCGAACCTAAGCTCGGAGCTGATGGAAAGCCTCTTCCTGGACAGGATATTGATCCTACTACTGGCAAACTACGTAAAGCTCCTGTAAAAGATCCTAATTCTCCAGAGAATCTTGATCCGAACGACAAATCAAAAGATCCACTTGCTGTTTTCGATGGAATCTGGGATACTAAAGCTAAGACGGATGCAGAGTCTAAAGTTCCGTCTTTTTCACTAGACCCTGACGCACTGAAGAAGGTCGCCGAGCAACTACAATTCGCTCCTCAGTTAACTCCTGAGCTTCTCGCGAAGTTCAAAGAGGGCGATGTAGAGACTATCGGACAGATCTTGAATGCTACGGGTCGTCAAGCTTACGCAACTCTGATGAGTCATATACCTACCCTCACGGATAAGTATGTGACTGCTAGGTTAGACCACGCCCAAGCTGGGCTAGGGCGGTCAGTGAGTCAGAAGCTGACAGCAAATAGCCTGGAACAACTTGCTAGTAAGAATCCTGTTCTTCGTCAGCAGATGGATAAAGTCGTAGAAGCACTTTACGACAAATATCCTGATGCTACACCCGATTGGGTCGCTGAGCGCACGAAAGAATACTTCGTGCATATCGCGAAGATGCTGAATCCCGAGGCTTTCAAGGGTGCTACAGACGGTGGGGATCCAAATAATCCACCACAAGATCAGGATCAGGACTGGCTCAAGTATCTTACTAGCGAGACTAAAAAAAGCCAATAGCGCCTTCTTCTTCTGAGGAGACGTAATGGCCTTTGCAACCGGCGTATTCAACACCACCGTCAACCCGGCGGAGTTGAACGTCAGAAGCTTTGCTGGTGCTATGCTCCGTCTATTTCCGAATGGCTCTTTCCCTCTCTGGGGTCTTCTGTCACAACAGCCACGCTCTCGTGCTAAGAACTTTGCACATGGCTACTTCTCTAAGACTTTCGTCTTTGGCTATGTTCAGATCAATCATGCTGCTTACGTCGCGGGAGAGACTGCTCTTGTTGTAGATTCTACGACTGGTATTCTGCCTTTCATGATTCTCTACAATCCGACTACGAGAGAGAATATGCGTGTTACGACTGTAGATTCTGCTACTCAGATTACTGTTGTTCGTGAATTCGGTCGTGTTGCTACTGCTAATATTGCAGACGATCAGAAACTGCTTGTCGTCGGCTCCGCTTTTGCAGAAGGTTCTGCTCGTCCGGAAGCTCGCCGTATCACTACTGTACATATTCCAAACTATACTCAAATCTTCAGAAATGCCTGGGCTGTTACTGATACTGCTCGTGCCTCTCTTGTGGAAGCTGGCTTCGGCAACGTACAAGAAGATCGTAGAGACTGCGCAATGCTTCACTCTGTGGAATGTGAGTCTGCTATCTTCTTCGGACAAGCAGAGCTGAATACAGCGGGTGCGCAGCCTATTCATACTACCCAGGGTATCTATGATGCGATCGACCAGTACGTTCCTGCCAACACGAATACAGCGGGCCCTACTACTACCTTCGATGAACTCGTTGCTCTCGTCGAGCCTGCTTTCCAATACTCTACTGACATGGGCAATGCTAAAGAACGTGTTGCCTTTGTTGGCTCTACTGCGCTTAAAGTCCTGAACGATATTGGCCGCCTCTCTGGTCAGGTTACTATCATGCAAGATGAGACTTCTTTTGGTATGCAATTTACTTCCTTCAAATTCTACAAAGGCAAGATCAATCTGATTGAGCATCCTCTCTTCAATGGTCTGCCTGAGCTTGCACAGCTTATGGTTATTGTCGATCTGGCTGCACTGAAGCTGGCTTTCATGGATGGCAGAGATACCAAAGCTGAAGAATACGGAGGCGAAGGAAAGAACAATGCTAACGGTGTCGATGCTGTCGGTGGCTCGCTTACCTCTGAATTTGCTGTCGAGCTTATCAATCCCTATTCCTGTGCTGTTGTAGAAGGTCTTACTGCAGCTGCTGTGTAAGCTAGTTCACTAAGGGGAGACGATGACCTCCATTGCACAAAAGCTTGCCGAAGCGAAAAGAGCAGCAGTTGCATCCTCTGGACTTGAAACGGGGATGAAAACTGCTGCTCCCGCTTCTTCTGTTGCTAAATCTACTCAAGTAGAGCCAGCGACTCCTACGAAGCCTGGATATCCTCTTGCATCAAAACGCGCTATTTCTGTTCTGCGTAAAGAAGATCTGATTCCTAAGCGTACTAAAGAATCTGATGTTCTCTTCCAGTGTGTAAAGCCTACTCTAAATGTTGTTATCACTGGAGTTGGAAAGCCTACGAAACGTGTTCACTTTCTGAATCAGTATCTGCTAACATCTGATACTGAAGTAATTGCTTATCTGCGTAAGAATGCTAAACATTTCAATATCTCCGAAGTTGCTACGCAAGTAGTTCCTCCAAATCCTACTGATCCTGCACCAAAGAAGCCCGAATAAGTATTCGTCCGGGCGCTTATGACCCTAGGCGAACTTAGAAACTGGGTGCTTAGGACTATTAAGCGCCCGGAGAAGCTTCTAGATGCTACAGACGCGATTAATTCAGCTGTTGAATATATTACTGCAAAAGGAGACTTCTCCGCCGATCTTGTAGAAGGTCAATACAATCTCGATAGTGCTGTATACGCACAGGCTATCGACATCTCTGCAAACTTCCCACGCTTCCGTAAAATAAAGTACCTAAGACCTGATGGATACTACACGTATCTACACTGGAAAGATTCACATAGAGTTTTTGTCGAAAAAGCTCCTGGAGTTGGTAACGAGCAGATTGATGTCTGGTATCGTGCTGGTGATCAAATCCTCCTAAAATTGTCTCAATTACAATCTGTTTTACACTATGGCTACTATGCCTATCCTGCACGTCTAGAAGATCCAGAAGATACTTATTGGATGTTAGATCAGATAGCCGGGACAGTACACTCTTTTGCTGTTGCTTTGCTTTACGAAGAAATGGGCAATGATGCTGAAGCTGTACGCTATGATCGTAGAGGAGAGCGTTTCTTGCTTGCTCATAAAATGGATAAACAAGATAGTGTTGCTCACTCTTAATTTATGAATCCTTACCTCGGAACTAATCCTTATGGTAAGAAGAAAGGATTACCACGGAATTTCGTGGTAAATGATCTTACTATAACAGGATTGACCGAGGGTAGTGTACTCTTTGCTGGCCCCGGAGGATTAGTTTCTGAAGATAATGCAAATTTATTCTGGAATGATTCTACCAATAATCTGTTTATTCTTGGCTCCTTGTATCTTGGAACACTAACTCCGGCAACAGATAGAAAATTAGATGTTATAGGATCTAATGTTCAAACATCCGGTTTTCAGCCAACAATTAGACTTACATCTGTCTACTCTGGTGGTACTCATTCTGGTCAAATCGCTAGCTTGTATGTACAGAATCAGACAGCTGTTGGTTCAAATTCTCCAAATACTTTATATGGAATACAAGCACAAGTAAATAATTTTGGATCTGGAACAATTACTAATGCACTCGCAAATGTTGTGACTGTACATAATTTTGGATCCGGTACTATCTCTGAAGCTTACGGATTACAAATTGCTGGTACTACTAATACTGGTGGTGGATCTGTAGTTCATTTTCATGGTTTACATTTAGCAGATCAAACAGCATTTACTGGAAATGTACATGGTATTCTAAGTCAAATTAGTTCAGGTTCTACTAAGTATAATCTGTTTTTAAGCGGATCAGCTCAGAACTATATAGAAGGCAATGTTGGAATTGGCTCTACTCCTTCTACAACGACTAAACTTCTTCTACTAGCTGCAACAACAGCACTTTCTTCTTTGCGTGTTCCACATGGTGTAGCTCCATCTTCTCCTGTTAATGGAGATATGTGGACTACGACCTCTGGTCTATTTGCTCGTATCAATGGATCTACTAAAGGCCCATTTATTGGAACTGCTGATATTCCTATTCTCGCACATGGTACATATACTCCTTCGCTTACGGGTGTTACTAATGTTGCTGCTTCTGCTGCATATGTCTGTCAATACATGCGTGTTGGAAATACTGTTACTGTTTCTGGCAAATTTGATCTAGATCCTACTCTTGGTGGTGGAACAGCCACTACTCTTGGTGTTTCTCTTCCAATCGCCTCGAATTTTACAGGAACTGGAGACTTAGGCGGTTGCGCGCTCGGGGATGCTACAACACAGGGACTTACTACTACAGGCTTCGCACATATCGCAGCTAATGCCGATATTACGAATGATCGTGCTAACTTTAACTGCTTGATCTATCATTCGGCGAATGCTACCTACTGGTTTACATTTACCTACGTTATCAAGTAAGAGAGGAGAAGTCAAGGTGGATTTGACAAGATTCAAGGAGCTTAAAGAAAAAGGCTCCACACAACTACAGAGACTTGGGCCTAATTTCTTTCAGCTAGTTTCTAAGCAATTCGATCCTGCTAATGGTAAAGAGTTGACTCCTGAAGTCATCAATTGTAATGCTGAAGGTGTTGCAGAAGCTATGAAACAAGCACAAGCACAGTTGAAAGCTGCTCAGGCTGCGGTAGATAGCCTAATTACCTTACAAGCTGATATGGTGGCTGCTGAAGAAAAATCGACCGGCGTCTAAGGACGCAGATCAAGGAGATCAGAAAGTGAAAAGGAAGTTTCTGCATCTCGCACTTGCCGCAGCATTTGCAGTAAGTGCCTCTGCTGCTTTTGCTCAGACTGGTGTCGTCCAGTCTATCAACAATCTGTTCAACAAAGCAGCTACCTATTCAGCTTCTAGCTCGCAGACACTTGCTGCGACTCCTACAGACGTATTCTTGCTGCCTGGATCTGCTAACAAGACGATCTATGTAAAGTCTGTTGAAGTATCCTGTGTCAAGACGACTGCCGGTCAATCCAGTGTTAGCCTCGTCAAACAAAGCACATTGGGTTCGGGTGCTGCTGTCTCTGTTACTCCAGTCAAAATGGATACCAATGATGTAGCTTCTGACGTGGCTATGAGCTTTTTCACTGTGAATCCGACTTCTGGTACAGATATTGGTGTTGTAGCTTCCGGCTATATTACTTTCCCAGCTCCTGCGACTGCTGGTTTCGGATCTCATATTCATCGCTGGTTCTTCGGTGATCAGATCGACCGCTATCTCGTACTGCGTGGAGCTAATGAGAATCTCGTGCTGAATATGGGTGGTGCGACGCTTACTGGTGCTGTTTGTAGCTATACTGTTACCTGGATGGAACGCTAGACCCTATTCCACGCGGAGAATAAGAATCGGAGATAAGATGGATCAATTTGCTATTATTGATGAACTCTCTAAACCGGCAAAGACTGAGAGATTTCATGAGCTAAAAGAGGTTCCTATTAAAGATGAGACGACTGAACAGCTTCTACGAGAATTGCTCATTCTACTTCTAAGAGAACGTAGACACAAGAAAGAAGTTGCTGTTTATAGTGGAGGTGGAGGTAGCGGCTCTGCTGATGCTATTTTGATGGATAATACTGGACAAAGCTAGTGAGTAAACAATTCTCACAATTTCCTAATGGTGCACCGCTTCTTGATACCGATAGGATTCTGATTGGTCGTCCTGATGGCTCTAGTCCTTCTGGCTTTAGCAACTATCATATCACTTTCCTCGAACTCGCTGCTGCATTAGGAATTACGTTAGCGAATAATTTCATTTTGTTAGAAGACGATGCAAGCTATCTGCTATTAGAAGATGGTGTGAGTAAGTTTATTCTCTAATGCCCGATACCAAAATATCAGCTCTAACTGATGGAGTAACTATAGAGGCTGGTGATAGAATCCCGGCTGCTAGATCTCCTTATGGTGCTGGTGACAACGTATATGTCACGAGAGCCTATCTAAAGGCGTATTTTGATACACTTTACGAAGTTATTGGAGCTGTTGCTGCACACGCTGCTGCAGGAGATCCTCATGCACAGTATGCTTTAGAAAGTGCTCTTGGTACCTTAGCCGGAGTTAGTAATCTAACAGGCGTTGTTACTTCTGTAGGAGCTGCAACAGCTATTGCAGATGCAGCTCTCAGCATTGCTAAAACAAATGGACTACAAGGTGCACTGGATGGTAAGCAGCCACTAGATACAGATTTGACTGCAATTGCTGCTCTCGTTTCTGCAGCCGATAAACTTGCCTATGCTACAGGCGCTGGGACTTGGGCACTTACAGACTTTACTGCAGCTGCTAGAACTCTGGTAGCTGCTGCTAATGCTGCAGCACAGCGTACTGCTTTAGGTCTTGTTATCGGAACAGATGTACAAGCTCAAGATGCTGAATTAGCTGCGATCGCTGGACTAGTTTCTGCTGCTGATCGGCTAGCTTACTTTACGGGATCGGGAACTGCTGCTCTTGCAGTATTTACAGCAGTTGCTCGTACACTTCTAGCTGCGGCTACTGTTCAAGCTCAGAGGACTGCTTTAGAAATAGAAAATACTATCATCTGTGGGAGCAATCCTACTTCTTCTACTATTGCTGCCGGAGTTACTAGATACTTTGGAGCTACTATGTCTATATCTCTTGCCGGGCATAATAGAATCTATTTTAGGCGAGCTTGTAGAATTAGAGAGGTTAGATTAACTATTGCTGTGCTTGGTACTAATGGGAGTGCCGAAACACATAGCTTTTATATCCGTATAAATGATGCGAGTGATACTTTACTATCTAATGCTATCGTATATAATACTGGTGTCGGGCCGACTCGATATGATTTTACTGGCTTAGATATCGCGATAGCTGCTGGAGACTTTATCGAATTTAAGATGGAATGGGTTACTCCTATTACAACTCCGGCTACGACTGTTGTCCACGGTATCCATTTGAATACGGAGTAAGAATGTTAGCACACACGAATGAAGACATCCCTGATCTACGAGATATAACAGCACTTTCTAAGGCTGCTGATCGCTCAGAATTTAATAATCTTCCTAAACTATTCCAAGCTGTTATTCTAACCTGTGCAACGCTCTCTGGTAAAACAGAAGCAGATGCTAGAACTGTGTATAAAACCACGTGGGA